AAGCGTGCGGTAGTTGGTACTGAAGGTGCTGCAGCTTAACTTATAAAAAGAGGTAGATAATGGCACAATACATTTTTCCTGATGCTAATACTCAGGATGTATGTTTAATACAGGATACAACAGGAAATGTTAATTTGGTTCTCAACGGTAATTTGGCATCAGGTGGGCACGTTTCATTTATTGAAAATGGATATAGCAGACAACTATCATTCTCTGCTGCAGGTAATTTATCATCTGCTGTCTTTACTATATACGGTATCCAAAATGGTGTAGCCATTATCGAAACTATAAATGGTCCTAATGCTAATACTGTTTATTCGGTAAATATATATGATGTAGTTACCAATATAACATCTAGCATTGCCGTTACAGGCATAAGTATTGGAACAGGTCATAGCGGCTTTTTCCAATTACTTATGCCAACGATTAGTGGGATAAGTAATTTAAATTACAATTTTACATTAGGCAGTACATTTGGGACCAATGTTATAGGAACTACAGTATATGGAACATTAGGTAATATTGTTAATACTGGTCATACTTTTAGTGACATTATAACTAATAACGTTGGAACTTTGTATACGATTAAAGCTTCAGGAAATGAAACTTTTTATATGTATCCAGATAATAGCACTTTAGTTACTTCCATATTAATTAAATTAACTGGTTCTACAAGCACTATTGGTAATAGTATGACCTTAACTTTTTTACAGCTTATATAAATGGCAACATACATAGAGAAATATTGGGGAGCTCAGGATTTAGCAGCTGTTTCAGCATTACAGAATTTAGCTTCACCAGGAGCGTTACTATTAAATGGTACTTATTACAATGCGGCAAGTAATACTATTAGTTTTAATGCGCAAGGTTTTGCAAGAAATGTCAGTCTAACATCTGTTAATGATTTAAGCGCTGCATCTTTTACTATATCTGGGGTTCAAAATAATACTGTTGTTACAAATACTATTGCAGGACCACATAATAACACGGTTTATACACCTGATGTATTTGATATCATCTCATCCATTACTGTAAATATGGCAGTAAATGGTGTTAGCGCTGGAACTGGATTAACAGGATTTTTTCCTCTTATTAACCGTATAACACCTAATACTTTTTCAATATCAGCACCTACTACAACTTATGCTTTAGGTTTTGTTACTGAAAGTTCAAATGGATGTACTTATGAAGTATTTGAATCTCTAACTGATGTATCTGGTAATGGTGAAACTTATTCAGCATTAGTCACTGATTTTTCTTTTATATCTGTAGGGGGACCTTATGTTAATTTAACTCAGATACTGCAAAAAAATGATGTATGTAGCAATATTTTAATAAAAGTTACGCCGTCTGTAGGTGCTGCAACTTTATTTATGCAGTTTTTACAATTCTAAGAGGAATAGATGGGACTAAATAGGAATAGTAAAGAACATTTGCACAAAGTTCATCATGATACCTACGGTAAAAGTGGTAATTGGATTGCTGGTGCAATTAAAAATAAAGGTTCTTTACATAAAGAATTAGGATTCCCAGAAGGTAAAAAAATACCTAAGAAAAAATTAGATAAAGCTGCTCGTTCTAAAAATCCATTATTGAAAAAAAGAGCAAAATTGGCTGAAACTTTAAGAAGTTTTAAAAATAAAAAAAATAAATGAGTACAATAAATGCTTCCAACTTCTGGAACTTACAATTTTCAATCAGTTCAAGTAGAGCTGCTAATAAGAGAAGCATTTGAACGTATTGGTATTACAGGTGAATTTTTAGACGTATTAAAAATAGAATCAGCTATTAGAAGTATTAATTTAATACTTCTTGAATGGATGGGCAAAACTGTCAATCTTTGGACTCTTAGAAATGATTTCTTAGCTTTAATACCTGCGCAAGGACAATATTTTCTTTCTGATGAAGTTCTTGATATGGTTCAGGTAAATTTAAGAACATCTTCAAGACAAATCTATACATTAGCACCTGATGGATTAGCTATTGCTCAAACTAATACTGGTGCTACTTATGATAACGGAGGAGGAGGTGTAGCTGCAAATGCTTTTGATGATAGTATCACAACAGGATGTATTCAAAATGTAGTTAATGGAAATATATCATATGAATTTGGTACTTTTGACCCAGCTGGTCCTAATCAACTAATTAATACTAATATTATTACTTTTGTTGGTATTCAATCAAATGTTACTAATGATTATACAATAATAGTAGAACAATGTCCTTCAGCCTCTGATATTTCTGTCGCTCAATCTTGGATACCTCTTATTACTATTCCTAAACAGACTTATGTAGAAGGTATAACTTCATGGTTTGATGTGCCAGTTCCAGTTGATGCTAAAGCATATAGAATAAGAGAAACTGGCGGAGAAACATTAAATATAAGGCAAATATATTTTAATAATAATGTATTTGATTTTAATATTTCAAATGTAAGTAGGTATGAATATGGTACTTATCCTAATAAGAATATTCAAAGTAGACCAAATGTTTATTATTTAGATAGACAACTTCAACCTGTTTTATATATTTGGCCTACCCCTGCACCTCAATATAATTGTCTTGCATATTCTTATAAGAAGATGATGCAGGATGTTACGTTATTGACTGATACCATTGAAATACCTGCCAAAATGTATCCTGCTTTAATCTGGGGACTTTCATATTTCTTAGCTTTAAAATTTAATCCACAAATGACGGATATGATGGAAGCTAAATATGAAAGATCATTTGCTGAAGCCACCAAAGAAGATACTGAAGATATTTCTATTTCTATAAGAGGTAGTTAATCATGGCATGGGTGAGTAGGTGGAAAAGTAAATTTGTAACAATAGATTATGATAATTCAGATTCTTTAGGAGTATGTGATCGTACAGGTTTTACCTTTAATACAAAAGATTTATGTCGTCAAATGGAATGGAGGGGTGACAATCTTGTATGGACAGGATTAATGGTAGGAAGACCTTATTTGGATATTCCTAATGAACAAAATAGACCTCCTTTAGTTAAAAATGACCCTAGGCCTATAAATGATGCAAGACCTCCGACTCCGTACCCTGATCCTGAGTATCCAGTAATAGGTACTTATGATCAAACTGTAGAAAGTCTGGAAAATGGAAGTTTTTTTAGTGAGAATGATCCACCTTATTATGTTTTACAATATTCAAATGCTCCAACTCCTGGATGGAAAGATCCTAATCCTGTGCCAGATCCTAATGTTTTATTAGAAGAACTTAGAAAGGTAACATTTCAATGAGTGATTCAAATACCGCACGAATATTAGAGTTTGATGGAGGAGGGGAAAGGGGTTATATGTCTATGACCTTTTTTAACCGTTTTGTTCAACAATGGGGAACTGATCCTACTACTTTATCACAACAATTTGATGTAATTTGTGGTACATCTATTGGGGGAATAATAGCTCTTGCTCTTGCTGTAGGTAAAACTCCACAAGATCTAATACCATTTTTTACTGAACAAGGACCTTTGCTCTTTACATTAGGGAGCAATGTATTTCCTCCTGTAGTATTTCCTCCAATTGTACCGTCTGTACGTCCAAATTCTGTTGAAAAAGTAGCCCTTATTATTACAAATATTCCGTTTTATAATTCTTCAGGTACTTATGCTAATGCTTATGGATCAGGATTACTTAAGACATTACTTGAGACCTTGTTTGGTGATTTAACCATGCAGGATGTAAAAGCAAATGTAATAATACCTACATTTGAATATACAACCAAAACCTTTGTATTATGTTCCAATTTAGATAATCCTGCATTTAGTGGTCAAGATGAATTATTAAGTAATGTAGCATTAGCGACATCTGCTGCTCCTGTTTATTTACCTCCTCTAGAACTTACAAGTCCTATTAATACTAAATTAAACGGTTTATTTTTTGATGGAGGGATATATCAAAATAATCCTTCTCAATTAGGATATACTCTCGGAAAAATGACAAAGCCGATTGCTAATAGGTTTTGTGTTTTATCAGTAGGTACAGGGGCAGGTGAGTATGGTTTTGATAATGATCCTATTTCATCTAATTTGTTAATTTTAGAGAGAGATAAAAAGAAATATACGCCTGGTACTACACTCCGAATGGTAGTACAAAAGATGGGGCATTCTGTAAAGAATTTAAATAAATTACAGAATAAAATGTTAGATTTACAAGTACAAGATATAGATTTTAATACTATTAAATTTTTATTTGAATTATTTAGTATAGCTTCTACGGGTGCACAAGAGTCAGGGGCACAATCTTTATTCTTAGAATCTAACTATACCTTAGATCAATTATATTATTATAGGTTTAATCCACCATTAGATCTTACTTTAGATCCTGCTTTAGATAACACTTCACCTGAGATACTAACATATTATGAAGATTTAGCTAATCAAACTTATAATGATGATATAGAAAATATATCTACATTTTTGGGGCATTTGACAGCATGAGTTTTACTTATGAACAATATGATGTTTTACATAATTTCATATCACCAATAACTGGAAGAATATTATCTGATCCTAATTATGTATTAATTGGGAATAAAAATGGAATAGCTATACCTTCTCCAATTATAATTGATATACGTCTTGACTTAATAGCACTTAGAAAAAGATATAACACGTTAGTTAAAGGTGATTTCGTTATTGGACATCCTAATAATGAATTACCGAATGCTCAGGTGTTATTTAATATGCCAGATGGTTTTTTATATAATACTGAAGGTGTTGTAAGTACTACCTCTATAATACCTATTGGGGGTTTACCAGATTTACCTTATAAAAACATATGGATAGGTGATAATACTAATAGGCCTGTTCCCAACCAAAGAGTAGCATTATATAATTTACCAAGCTTTAGGACTCTCAATCCTTTTAATAATTTTGGTATTTATGGGTTATATACAGGTCAATTTCTAAGTCTTACGAGTCCGTTAGATATAGCTCAACCTACAACTACTCAAAGAATTGACATGAGTAATATGCCACATTTAAGCAAAGGTAAAATGTGGATAGGTAAACTTAATTATCTTCCTCCTGTCATAACACCTATTCCAACTTTTCCATATGTACAAGTAGTAGGAAGTTTAAATTGGAGTGCACCAGGTATTCCACCAGGTGATGGCGATGCAGTGCCAACCGAGATAGGACTTAATGCTGGTGAAATATTTATTGGTGATCCAAATAATACAGGTCAAATAATAACAAGTAATAAATTACCTAATACGGTTTTACCAGACTTACCAACAGGTAATATTTGGATAGGTAATAATAATAGGCCTCAACCTTACCCATATATAGATATAACTAATTTACCGCGTCTTGGTTATACTTTTTTTCCGCCTTATGGTGGTCAAATTTGGAGAGGAACTGCTAGTGGTCAAGCAGTAGTATCTGATGATTTGGGTAAATTAGAACTTGGTTTTAATATTTATAAAACTATTACAGCTCCATTAGCAATAAATGCTGCAATCGCTGCTTTTCATTTGGTTGTTTTAGCTGATATTGCGGCAGCGATTGCAGCTGCAACACCTACTATAGTAGCTTCTTCAGTAACGGCAGCGGCCACATTTATATTACCAATAGCTGCGGCAGCAGCTAAATCTTATACCGATAATCAAATATCAGCTTTAAGGTTAAATAAGATTTCAGCCGATGCTGATGTTTCTTTATATAATTTTAAAATTATCAATCTTGCGGATCCTATTAATCCATTAGATGCTGTTAATTTACAAACAATGCAAGCAGCTATTTCTGGAGCTACAGGAGGATTAATATCTTCAGTTACAGGCACAGTAAACCAAATTACTGCTAATACTGTTGCAGGTGCTGTTACATTATCATTACCTTCAAATGTTATAATTTCCACATCTCTAACTGCAGGGAATTTAGAGTTAATAGGAAATACAATACAAAGTAACAATACCAACGGTAATATCATTTTAAATCCTAACGGTACAGGTAGTATTGATGCTAATAATCATAAAATTATTAATCTAGCTAATCCTATTAATCCATTAGATGCTGTTAATCTGCAAACTTTAACAACAGCAATTGGCGGAACTATATCATCAGTTACAGGAACAGCAAATCAAATTACAGCTAGTACTGTTGCAGGTGCTGTAACCTTATCCTTACCTGCTGCTGTTATAATTTCTACCTCTTTGACAGCTGGTAATTTAGAGTTAATAGGTAACACATTACAAAGTAATAATACTAACGGGAATATACTTCTTAATCCTAACGGAACTGGCAATGTTGATGTTAATAACCATAGAATTATTAATGTAGGTAATGCTGTTGGTGCACAAGATGCAGTTAATTTACAAACATTAAATGCTGCAATCAGTGCAATACTTATTGTTGGAACAACTAATCAAATTACAGTTAATACTGTTTCAAATATTTCAACAATATCATTACCTGCATCCGTAATAATATCTACTTCTTTAACTGCTGGGAATATGCAATTAACAGGTAATTCATTAGTAAGTACAAACACTAATGGAAATATTACTCTTAATCCTAATGGTACGGGTAATGTTGATGTTAATAATCATAAAATAATAAATTTAGCTAATCCGACTAATGCGTTAGATGCTGTAAACCTTCAAACTTTAAATGCTGCTATCGGAACAGGAGGTATCTCTTCAGTATCTGGTACAACTAACCAAATTACAGCTACAACAGTCTCAGGGGCAGTAACTTTATCACTTCCAAGTGCAGTAATAATTTCCACTTCCTTGCAAGCTGGTAATATGCAGTTAACAGGTAATTCATTGGTAAGTACAAATACTAATGGCAGTATTTCAATTACCCCAAATGGCAGTGGAAATCTTTTACTTATTCCTTCACCCTCTACCGGAAATGTTGGTATAAAAGGCACCCCTTCTTACCCTCTGGATGTATTCGGTGCTATGCGTACACAAAGAATAATTGGTAGTACAGCCGCTACAGCTACTGCAGGTGTTGCTTCTGTTACAGGAACTGGTAGTACTATAACTATTTTTGGCTCTGAATTAGGGGGAATAGTTGATTTAAATACAGGTACAGGTATTACTACCGCGGGGACTACTAATCCAATAATAACTGTTACATTTGCTTCCGCAATGCCGTCAACTAATTATGCTATAGTATTATCCGCTGGAAATTTGGGTGCTTCATCATTACCTGTATATGCAATAGGTACAACTACAACTTCATTCACAATAAGATGTAATACAGTTTTAGCTAATTCAACATCTTATACATTTCATTATCACGTAATTGGTAATTGAATTTCTTTTTACCATTTATTATGGTATAATAGACGTGTTAATTTAAAGAGGGAAAGATGAATATTCAGGACAAAATAGAAGAATCCAGAAAAAGAACACAATTAATGAATAGTATAATTATTGATTGGCAATATGCTCAACAAATTATACCATCCGTTCTTCCTTTACTTGTTAAAGAAGAAAGTAGTTACATTAAAGAAGAATGTGATATTTTATATAATCTATTTTCTAATATTGAAACTAATATCAGAGAATTAAGAGAAATGATACCAATTAATAATATTGAAGTAATAAAAAATTAGGGGAAGATAATATGAATAAATTCGATTTAAATTATAATAGTTGTGATAATGAAGGTAATACATATTTACATAATGCTGTTGCGGTAGGTATGGGGGATGTATGTAAGTTATTACTTCATACAATGAGTAATGAATTTATTAATAAACAAAATAATAAAGGTTTAACTGCTCTACATTATGCGTTATGTAGAGATGATGAAGATTTAGAGCTTTGTAAGATTTTATTACCTAAAATGTCACCTGAAATTATTAATATAATAGATGAAGAAGGTAATACATTATTACATTATTTATTAAAAAACAATAGATGGTTCAGTGAAACATTAGAGAAATTCAAATTTATTTTTAATAAAATGAATAAGGAAACTATTAATACTACTAATAAAAAAGGTGAAAATATATTACATATAGCTTTAGATGAAGGGTATACAGGGGTTGTTGAATTTATTATTAATAATTAAAAGATAAATGGGTATTTTTGTCAGTCCAGATAGTGATATATACAAAGGATTAAGTAATAATCAAACTACTATCCTTACGGCTGATGCACATGTTATTGAAGTTACATCTATTAATGTAACTAATACTACTCCCGCACCAATTAGATTTAATCTTTTAAAAGTCAGAACTCAAGGCGTAACAGTAAGAACTTGTTACGCCTCTACAACTGCTAATTTACCTAATATCATTTATGATAATGGATTATCAGGTATTGGGGCTACTATTACCAATAATTCCTCCACTTTAACTGCATTTACTATTGATGGGATTACACCTATTATCAATTCAAGAATTCTAGTAAAAAATCAAACTTCTACATTTCAAAATGGAATTTATGTACTTACTACGGTTGGGAGTAGTTCTATACCTTGGGTATTAACTCGTGCTAGTGATTATAATAAACCTGCTCAAATCAATAAGGGTGATCTAATAGTTATACAAGCTGGGACTCTTAATTCAGGGATAACTTTTGTTCAAACTGAAATCATAACAGCTATTGGTACAAGCCCTATATTATTTGCTGTAAATACATCTTCTACATCTATAATAATGAATGAGTTTGAAATTGCCCCTTACGCTAATATAAATGTATTACAAACCACAGGTTTACTAAGGTTACAATATAATCTTACACCTTATATGAGTGATAAATTAGTATGTTTTTCTAATGGTTACACACAATTATTTGATTGTAATATAGTTTATCTCGAATTAAACGAAACTCCGTTAAATTAAGTAAAATTATTAATCTTTAATAAATAAATTTTATGGTATAATATTCTTTTAATTTAAAAGAGTTTACCATGGCCGCACTTGACGATCCAATGGCTCAAGTAACAAGGTTACCAAACCTTGCATTTGTTGACGATCATGACAACAGATACAGAGCTTTAAATACCCCAATTTTATCTCAACAAGAAATAGTTGATATTCCTGTTACAGAGAACTTAGTAGGTGGAATTGTTTTTAATAAAAATACTGAAGAATTGGAAACCTATACCGCTGCCGGTTTTTGGTTACCTATTCTTACTGCTGAAAGTGATATTAATGTAGAAACTTTAACAGCTCAAACTGTTAATGCTATAAATGCTGATTTAACACATATACATTCCAATGACATTACCAATGATGCCGTAATTACTACATTAGGATTGTTAACAACTGGGGATGCGCAAGTAAATGGAACTTTACATGTACAGACCAATTTACAAGTTGACGGAAGTGCCACTGTAAATAGTTTAGTTGTAAATAATAATGCACTTATGGATGGTTTGGTTGTAAATAATAGTGCTGTTATTCAGGAGAATTTACAAGTAAACGGAACTTCAACTTTTCAAACTGGTAGTGTATCAGGTAATTTAGGAGTAAACGGAACTTTACATTCATCCATTCTTAATAATGACAATCTAATTACTACATTAGGATTACATGTAACGAGCAATGCACAAATTGATGGGAATATGTTGTGTGCTAGTGGTGGTGTAACAGGAAATTTAGGGGTAAATGGAAATCTTACTGCAGGTAATCTTGCTACAACAGGTACTTTATTGGTTGATGGTGCTTCTACTTTACAAGATACAACTATTGATGGAACTCTAAGTGTTACTGGGTCTAGCACATTTTCAAGTAATGTAGTAGTTAATGGTAATACTACTTTAAAAGATACAGGCCTTACAGGAACACTAACTGTTGTTGGATCTGGTGTATTTTCAAATGAGGTATTTGCAAATGACGTACAAGGAACTTCTGTTCAACCACAGAAGTTATTGTATGGTCTTGCAAACAGTGATGGAACTGCGCCTATAACAGCTACTTTAGATGTAGGAGCTGGTACTGGAGCCACTTGTACTATTACTGGTTCTAATGTAGCAGGTACTATTTCTATTCATACAGGTACGAGTCCAGTACTTGGAGTTATTGCAACATTTACATTGCCTAGTATTCTTAATTCTTTAATGACTGGTAAAGGTTCAATGATAATGACACCTGGGTCTATTACCACTGCGCTTTATGAACAGGGTAGTAAAACTTATCTCAGTACTTCCACAGGTAATGTAATTGGTTTATTTGGGTCTTCCCAAACTGCTCTAGCTGCTTCTACAACATACATTTGGAACTACGTTATAATTGGCAATCAATTAGGTACTTAACATGAATCCTGCTGTTTTAAATTATCTTCAAAATCAACAAACACAACAAAATGCTCCTAATCAAGGGCAACAACCTTTTAATCCTTTCGATAGTGGCATAAGAGCTGCTATCGAAAGTGCACGTGTTTCACTTGATATGACAGAAAAACAGCAGGATAAAGCTTTAAGGCGTTCTTTATTATCTTTTGGGGAAGCATATAGAAATGAACCTACACAAAAAGGTTTCATGAATAATTTCGGTGCAGTTGCAAGATCATTAGGTCCTGCTGTTATGGCTCATGATGAAGCAGAAGATTTAGCATTTAAAGAGAATAATAATTTAGCTAATCAAATATTAGCTTATCAAGCTGCAGAACAGAATAGGCAATCTCAACAAGAAGAGCGTAATTGGCATAGATCTCACGCTGAAAATCAATTAGCCGAACAAAGAAGATATCATGATATGATGGATGCTTATCATAATAGACAATTAGAACAAAAAAATCCATCTATGGGAGAGGTTATGAGCGGTGAAGGATTATTTCCTATAGATAATAAAAAAGATTTTGCTAGTTATTTAAAAGATAAGAAATCTATAGGTACAGTTTTAAATGATATAAATAAAATTGAAGAACATTATAAAAAATTTAAAACTAATACAGCTGGAAATATTTTAGATCCAATGGCTCAAGGGAGATATTATACTAATAAAGCTAAAGATATTGCAGGAAGATTTTTTAATAATAAAGCATTAAAAGCTGAAACTGCTGAAAGAGAAACTTTAAATAGTGAATTAAATAAATTTGTTACTAGTTCAGAAAGAGCTCTAAAAGGTGGTGGTGTTATAGG